TGGTATCCTTGTGAGTTCGACAGGCTGATTGCCCATGAACAAACTCGAATCAACCAACTAGGAGTCAGTCAGCAGGGTGGATTTACCCCCTGACAAGCCGCTGGCAGGAATCGAACCTGCCCGGGGGTTTTAGTGCCCCTCAGACCACTTAACGGCGGATGCAGCCCCGCTTGGTAATCGCTCAGGTCCCAGCCCCGATCGTCCTGCCCCCACGACAGGGCGGGTGGTAAGGATTCCACCGGACACAATTACCACCGCCTAGAGATGAAATCGGAGCAGATAGCGGCTTACGGGTGCTGATCTTATGTCAACTGTTCTGGGTGGGCTGTCCAGTGTCGACCTGCCTGGGACTCTTCCACCAGATACTCGTTTCCGTCCTTATCCGACCCGAGCGAGACGATGCGGTCGTAAGGGTGGTGATTCATGGCCCGCACAATCGCATCAGGGTCAGCGTCAGGGTCGGCAGCCAGGTTGCGAGCCAGAGCCAGTGCGGCCTCTTTGCGAGCATAGTCGATGGCGAACTTGTACTTGCCCGCCCGTTCTGGCCACATACTGATCAGGGTGATTTCGGCCAGGTTGAATTTCAATTCACGTGCGGCCAGAAATGCTTCGGCGGCTGTCAACGGTGCTGTCAGTGTTGCGGTGGTCATGATTGCACCTCAAGGTGAGCAATGTAATCGGTGACATCAGTATGCATGCCGTAGGCGATCCAAGACTGAATTGTCCTTTTCGCTCCTGCCCACTGATCAATTTGGCTTGTCGTTCCAGCGGGTTGTGCGACAGGAGTCACTACGGCTGGCAGGACTAATGCCGCTCGCAACTCCGCAATCTCTTTCCGTTCAGCCTCCAACTTAGCTTTTTCAGCCTCCTGTTGAGCCGCAATCTCTTTCCGTTCAGCCTCCAACTTAGCTTTTTCAGCCGCATTTTTGGCTGCGATTTCTTTTTGTCTCTCGGCTTCAGCAATCCGAGCAATTGCCGCCTCGCGAGCGTCATCGAGCGACTTAAGTATAATGGCTGATCTGATTTCGGCCTGTTGGCCAAACTCTTCCCACTGATGGTCCATCAGCGCGTTTAGCTGGACGATCTTGGCATCAAGTTCAGAGGGCGTGTCGAGTATGGATGCGGAAATCCCGCTTAGGCGAAGGAGCCTAGCTTGATGTGCAGCCTTGCGGACCTCCTCAGCCGCCTCCCACTCGTCGAGTGGTTTGCGGATAGAGTCGCGCAGTTCATCCAGCGTGTCGCGAATGTACTTGCGTTCAGCGTCCACCGCTGCCGCCTGTTGCTTGATCTCCGCGACCAATTGTTTACCCAGACCGTCAAGATATGTCTTCGAGCGAGCCACCTTGTAAGCGGTTCCGGCTATCGAAGTCCTGCCTTTTACCGTGCTTACATCGTGCTCCACTGAGTGGGCCTGACAGCCGATATCGTCTAGGATCGCATTGATCTTGTGGCGACTCGCGTAGAATTCGACCGGGTGTATCATCCCAGGTACCACAAGCATTGTACTCGCCTGTGGTATCGCTTCCGCTATTGCTGATTCAGTGTTCAACTTACTTACCTTTCAAATATAGTGGTGTGGTGAAAAATCCCAGGCTGGCTGCGTATGACCAGCCTGGGCGACCGTCCGTGGGGGTCAGAATGGGATGCCGTCAACGTCGTCTCGTACAACGCGAGACGCTGGGAAGTGATGCGAACCGCTAACCGCACGCATCATCATCGAATCGGCATCAGACTGGGTGTAGGCCGGTGCCGTTTGGTGCTGCGTGTAGGCAGGCTGGATCACTTTGGCCCTGAGATATTCAGGGACAGCGTATTCACCCACCGGTGGCTCAAAATCGCCATTGCCAAACTTCTCGGCGTCTGCCACCTTAGTGAGCCCGTTGAGCCACAGCTTGACACCCTTGAAGCCGTTTTGGTCGTAAGCCATAGCTTGGACATGGATGGCACCGATCATGCCGCCGTAAATCTCCGTCTGACTTTGGATCGGCTTGTTATTACGGTCCATGATCCGCGGCGACCGTTTATCGGAGCAGGATGCGTTCAGGACCACATTACCGAAGGCTGGATCGCCTTGCACCTTGGTTTCAAGGTCGCGATTTTTAATCGGCCAATGCTCTTTAAAGCCGGCTGGATTGCCGCCCCAACGTGCCCCAAAAAACTCTCTGGCGACCGCCACGCAATCGTCGTAAATCACCTGGACAATCGGGTCTTGCCGATCAAGGATCAGCGAGGCCGAGTAACGGGGTTTACCTTTGCCGTCCTGGGACTCGCGGGGTGTCCAAATGAACGGGTAACTGATGCGACCGACGGGTGAACGATTTGGACCGAATACGAGATCTGACATGGGATGCCTCTTTACTTGTCTATGTGTGAATCTGTTGAAACGTGCTAGAAAACACGCCACGGCCAAAATCCGATTGGCCGTGGCTTCGCGGCGTCACACCAATGAAGGTGTCTGGTTGGCGATCGCCTTTTTAGCCAGGGCGATCGCTTGAACGACAAGATGACTGCGGACAGGATGTAACCCGTCCTCTTCCAGCCAACTTAATTCCGATTCGACCCAGTCAAGTTTCTGACCAGCATCGGCGAGAGTGACAAACTTCAGGAGCCAGCGAGCGTTCTCGCCTTTTTCCTTGGCCTGCTCAACTCGCTTGGCCATAACTTCTCTGACGAGTCTTTCGTACTCGTAGCTGCGGACAGCAATGTCACGCAGTTCGGCTTTTAAGCAGTCAATTTCAATGCTCATGGCTTGGCACCTCCTAGCAATTCTTCTGCGGAGTCCACTTCGGATCGGAGCACGCCAATATCACAGGCGGTCATTGCCTCGCCAACAGGCAGCGACAGTGGGATATGTGCCGCCCAAGTGAGCGTGGTGAGCTGGTTCTTGAGGCGGATGATTTCTTCGGCTTGGCGAATAACTAGACGGTTCGTTCGGTCCACGTCTCGCATGTCAATGGTGTTCATCGTGTCACCTCCGTCAACCGGCTGCGAAGCCGTGCGATTGTGACGGCGGCGTGCGACAGATTGGCGGTGTGGTCATCGTCCAATAAGGCCGATTCGATCGTGATGAGTAGACGCTGTTCGGACTGAAAAGCGGTGTCCAGGAGTCGAGCGTCTTGCTCTTCCTCACGCTGGCGGCTGGATTCGAACCGTGTCTGAAGTTCACGAGCCATTCGCTCCCTCTCGATCCATTGCTCGTCGTAATCACGCAGGCCAGCCGTAAGGCGGGCTTGGTGGTCTGCGGATAGGTCTTGATCTAACGTGCTGTTCATTGTGTTGTGCTCCGCGAAGAGTGTTACTTACTGGGCTGACTGTTTTACTTACTGACGTCAGAATCAACTGACTGCAAAATCAATATACGTTTTTACAGATTAGACGTCAAGCCTAAAGTAAAAAATTTTGTCGATTTTGTGCAGATCCATTCGGCGGCCTCGATTTCGCCGTGGTTCTTGATGATCCAATCCAGCATCGGCCAAGCCTTTACGGTCATTGCCGGAGTCCAATACTTGACCACCGACACCCAGGCGGTCGTCATGGTTGGTTCTGGCACCTCTGGCAAATGTTCCAAGTTTGTTCCAAGTTCCGAATGGGTGTCTTTTTTGTCACAAGTACCATGCAGATCATCATCTTGCGTCCATGAAGGAAGCGAAATGTTCCGTATGTTCCAAGTTTTTTCCATTGTTATCTCCTTTTCTGATTCTGCCATTCCTGGCCTCTTTCTCTCTCTTTTTGTTTTTACTAAATGTTTCGTCTAAAACATGGAACACGGAACATTATGATATAAATCCTATGACAGTATAGAATTAAAATGTTCCAATGTTGTTCCAAGTACCTTTCAGACTTGGAACATTTATCAATCCGACTTCTTCTCGATTCCAACGTAACCCCATGTGACGGAGTCGGTTGAGCGAATTTTTTTCTTGCTGACGGCAGGGTAAGCATCCGTCAGATCTTTGACGAAACGGTGTACAGATCCCGGAAAATGCCCCGTTTCTTCGCACCATTGCTTCCAATTGGCCTGAATATTGTCTGCTGGGATCCGATCCTTGTCGCTTCCAGTGACCAGATAGTGGTCGGAAACGAACGCGACGATCGGGGAACAGAGTTCCTCGAGCACCTTCAGACGCACTTTTCCGGACTCCGGTTGGGTAAATCGACCCGCTTTTGCGAGTTTCTGAAAACCGTCAATCGCCCAGGTCACGATGCCTGGCAACTCCTTCAAGATGTCTGATTCCAGTTCTCGATCTTCAGATCCGAGAAACGACTTGGTCATGGGCAACACGATATATCGGTTTGGCAAAGCTCCGGTGGTATCCTGCAATCGTGGCAATTCGTTTGAGCAGATCATGAGACGGGTGGGCAATCGGCCTTCCCACGATTCCCGATACTTACGGTCGATGGCCACGCGGTCCTCACCGCTGATAGACAAGAGACGTTCCACGATCACAGCTTGGTCGATCCTATTCCCGATTCTGGCATCTGGGATAATTGCAAGCGGCCTGCCGATGCACCTGGCCAGTCCAAACGGCTGTGCTAAGTCGCCGAGCGATGGGCTTGCGACATTGCCTGTACCGACCATTGCGGTGATGATCCGTGAAATCGTCCCTTTGCCTGATCTGGGTGGACCGATCAGGAGCAGGATTTTTTGCATCCGCGTGTCTTGTGTCAGGACATATCCGAACCACATCTGCAAAGCCTCAATGCAGTCCTTTTCGTCAGGCCAGATTCCTCTCAGGAATTCCAACCATCGTTTCGGTTTTGGAGCATCGTTGATCCAGTCATAATCCGTTCGGTATCGGGAGAACAGGTTGGGCGTGAGTGTTTCGATCCCACCAAGTCGAGGATTGATAATCGCGTTTCGCATACACACCACATCACGAACGTCCCAATCGTCCCGTGGTAGGATCCATGCAGGCATGGCATCAATTTCACGCACCTCTTTGGTCGTCAGGCTGGCGATCGCTTTCCTGACCGATTCGACCACGCCCGGCGTGACTGATTTAACTCTGATTTTAGCCCGCTCTTTTGGGTCTTGAGTCTGGAAGAATTGATCCTTCGCAGCTGTAGCGAATACCCCGTCAATCCAGCGTGATAATCGGCTATCCATTTCCTCGTCCGGGATCGACTCGTAACGACCCATTGACCATTGCCAGAATTCCCCTTGCCAGTAAATGACCTGTTCAATGGACTGAGCGGCGATCCAGTCGCGAGCCAGTTTGTGAGGGTTGGAAAAGCTGACCAGATCAGGATCTTCCCTGACAATTGGATCGACCTGTTCCGCAGCTGCGAGATCATGTGCCTCTTCGACCGATTCTTTTGAGTACGGCATTCCCTTTTGCTTTCTTATAATCCAGTTGGGTAGAAGAGATTCCCGGGATCCGATTGTCCAGGCTGTTTCAGGAGTCATTCCTAACACAAGTGGACTGACTTCCGGTTTGGCGTATTTATGAGCCTCACGAACCCTTGATGTGGCCCATTCTCTTAGATGGTGGCAACCGATACCGGTGGCATATCCGGCAAGTACGAAGGCTCCATTCCGAAATTTCTTGTGTCGTTCCGGATGCAAAGCCCGGGCGATCCCGTCAACAATCTTTTCAGTGTGTCGCCTGTACCAATCCTCTTCATCGGATCCGCTGGCAACATTACGAACAGCGGCAGGAAAGATGCTTTTCTTCGGTGGTAACAGGTGAAATATGATCGAATCAACCGCCCAATCCGGCAGCATCACCGGTTCCATTTCAACTTCGATCGCTTTACCGTCCGATGGTGGAACAGCCACTTGCGTCTGTTTTGTCGCAATACCGAGGAAGATTTCGGCAGCACCACCGCTTGGCAGTTTAATCTCCTGTTTCCCTTTGTCTCCCCAGAATTCAATCAATGATTTTGGAGCGATAAACCAAAGATGCCGCCCGCCCTGAGTTCCGATGGTCAGGGTGGGCGGCATGTTCCCAGCGAATACGATTGCTCTTGTCTCTTCGGTTGCGGTGTCGATTAGGTTGCGATCTTTGTCTGGCGTGTCAATGTCGATAACAACGTAGCCGATCGGCTGACAGCCTAGACCCACCTTTCGACCTTTGGCGATGCTATCAATCAGCCGTTTCCGCCGTTGTTCAATTGTCGAAACGCCCCATCCCTTGCCATTGACGCCGGGATCCTTGTATTTCCCCTTGTCGTCGGCCCCGATCATTAGTGGTAAAGCGCCAACGCTAACGAGGGCATCGAATGCCCTCGTCAAGTCGTTCGCTTCAACCGCCCGAAAATAGTCTTCCCACGACATTTTAGGTCCTTTTAAGAGTTGAATGACACGGCCTGCATAACGCTCGCAACCCGTCAACCGTTGATTCTCTGTGGTAGACGGTCCACTCTAACTTAATTGACTGGTCAACGAAGTCGTCACCGACCTGCAAATCCCTTTCGCCACACACCTTGATCTTATCGCAATCCCGATTCGTGGCTAAAAACCATTCCTCAACAATCCGCTTAAATGGTTTAGGGTGGTGGTCAATATCAGTCTCTTTCCCAGATAGCGAAACTCCACAAATCTGGCATCCCTGTTCCGGCTTGATCGCGTCCAGGAATTCCCTGATCTGTGGGCGCACGGAGTTCCTCATAGCATTCAGCATCTTGGCCCGGTCGTGAGAAGGTGATAAGCATTCCCGCCACGAAACATCAACTATCGAACCGTCTGTCCTCTTGACGTACATGCAGCACGGTATCCGCTTTGCTGTCCGGGATGCGAAACGGCTATTCCTGCCGAACGCGATCTCCGATATTCCACACCCAATCTTTATTGATGCCGATCCGTGTCGCGGAATCAATACAGTGGTGATCCACTCGAAGTCTTCAGGGCATACCGGCACCCAACTCATCTGAAGTTTGTTCTCGATCTCCCAATCCGTCCGGTTTACATACTGGCACTTGATCGCGATCGCGTAGATTTTCTCGGTGGCCTCACTGACTGTGAGACCACCAATCAGGTTTTTAGTTCTCGCTTTGACTGGTTTACTCATTTGGCAACTGCTTTGCTAAATCGCGTCTTGCGACGATCTTGGGTTTTAGGCTGAAACGGCTTACCGACATAAATCTCAGTCAAGTCGGTCAAGATTGAGCACATGGTCGTGTCGTGTTGTACGCACGCAAACCGTAGCTGTTTCCTGAGGTCTTGAGGAAGATAGAACGTAACCTTTTCGAGCTTCAACGAACTTTGCATAGACAAATCCCCTGTGTGCGTCACCTATTTGACGTCTATTACCAACTTACGCCTTTTTAGTCCGTAGGTCAAGAACAAAATGACGTATTTTCTATTTGACGTATTTGTCTTTTTGGCGTACTATGGATATGGAACAGAAACCGTAGTGAAAGAGGTGAGACTAGTGAGCGTACATATGATGGTGAATGTAATGAGTAAGCAAGATGCCTTATCCGGGCGTGTATCCCTGAGGGTGTTTCCCGAAATTTGCGACTTGATTGACATGGAGTCAATCCGGTTGCGGCGTGCCGGTGTCACCTTTGGTGGCCGCAAAGCCAAACAGGCTGTCGTGATCATGGCGGCGGTGGAGGAATTCCTTTCGATCCCTGAGGAGATCCGAAACAAGCTGTACGAAAAACGGGTCGAGCAATACGAGAAAAGACTCGCTGAGCCAGCCCCGAAATTGTTCGCTTTACCAAACCCGCCGTCTGCGGTTGGTACGTCTAACTAACCCGTCCTCCCCCTTTAAACTCGCAATCCGTTGGTGACACATGGGTTACACACCGAGAAGATCTGAATCGACGACCTTGCAAATCTCCGGAGCAAAAGGTCCCCCGTTCAAATCGGGGCGGGTGTATTGCGGTAAGTCTTTAGGATTAAGACATTTAAGACAAGACGTTAAGTGTTCGAACTCTCCGGACTTCTTAGACAACAATGTTGAGAATCTTCACCGGTGGCGACATGGCACGCCCACCTAACCCTATACCCAAGTACATGTTACATAGTTCTGGTCGCGCCAGAATCTATTTTAACAGCGTGTATAAGTATCTACCAGGCGACTATAACTCGCCCGAATCACGGCAGGCGTTTTATGAAATGTGCGAGATCATCCACGCAACCGGTGACTGGCCTGTTGAGGTCGTGCCCGAAAAGCCACTCACGGTGATGGAACTGGGAATCAGGTATCTCGCCTTTTGCGTCACCTACTACGGCCAAAACAAGAACGGTCGAACCGAAGCGGTGAACCTGCGCTATGCGGTGGATTCGCTGACTGATCTGTACGGGAGTCGGCTCGCTGGCGAGTTCGGTCCACCACAACTTAAGGCGGTTCGTAAGTCCCTCATCAAAAAAGGTCACGTCCGCCGGTCAGTCAATAAGCGAGCCACCCAGATCATCGCTTGCTTTAAATGGGCGGTCGAAGAGGGTCTGGTAGAACCGGACGTGTGGCAGCGGCTGTCCGCCGTCAAACCAATTGCACCTGGGCGAGAGGGTGCTATCGACAATCCAGCCGTGGAACCAGTCACTTCCAGTCAGTACGAACTGGCCCTGCCCTACCTTCCGGCCGGTGTCAAGATCGCGATTCAGGTCCAGCGACTGACCGGCATGAGGTCCAAGGAACTGCTGTCCATGTGCCCGCAAGATTGCGACATGTCACGTGAGCACTGGATCTATCGCCTTGAAAAGCACAAGACCGAAAAGCACATCGGCGTTGCTTATGTCTTGATCCCGGCGCCGGCTGTCGAGTTGTTGCAGGCCTGTATGCCGAAGACATTTTGTGACCGATGGTTCCCGTGGAGCGTGGGACATCAACAAAAGAGTGTCGCGCGTGCGTGCCTGTCCGCTGGTGTACCACATTGGTATCCGCACCAATTACGTCATAATCTAGCGACTGAGATAAACGAAAAGTTGAATATCGAAGCGGCTCAAAAGGTACTCCGACACACAGATCCACGCATGACGCGAAGGTACTCTAAAGAGACTGTGGAAGGCTTGTTAAGCGTAGCCGATCAACTCTACCCCGATGTTAATTTAGGGGGGGGGGGGGGGGGGGGGTAGAGATAAACTAAGTCCAACTGGCTAAACGCCCGCCATCACGACGATGGCGGGATCATTTGAAGATGTAAGGAGTCGAGATGGCGAAGAAATTACACCGCGAAGATTCGAAGAATCTGCCCGTCGGTCAAAAGTTGGGATGCAACCTTTCGCCCGACGCCTCGGCGCTCTTGGGTGCTTTGGAATATACGCTCCACTGCGGATCCGGTCAGATTGTCACCCGATCAATCGTGGCGATGATCGACACGCTCCCACGCTCCCAGAGTGATGGCATCGTCGCGATGATGCGGTTAAGAGGGGCTAGTTTGTCGCGGCTGAAACGGTCGATTCAGGCGGTTGAAAATGTGGCTGAAACGGTGGTCGAGAGTGGGGCAGGGGAGGGGGCGTGAAAATTATTTTGGGATTGTCCCATAAATAGTCTTGACTCTGTATCAGAGTTTGATATATTGATAAGTGTAAGGGAAAGAAAAGTAAGAAACACCTAACAGGAGTCAGAACAATGATGACACTCAAATCAGCCGCTGAAATCGCCGAAATCGTAGCCAAAATCGAGGCCGAGCTTAACGACCTTGATTGGTTGGCCACAGGCGACCAGCCTTGTGCTTTTAACGTTGAGGCCACCGGATCACTGCCTAACGGCTGGGTTAAGCTGGCAAGTGACAGTGGCGAGGTATTTGGCGACTCGGAGCGGGTCTTAGAGGCCTTGAAGTCCGAAAACGGCAACGGCGAGTTTGGCGAGTGCTTTGCGACTTTGGACTTCACAGACAAGCCACCCGGCAGCAGCCGCGACTGGCCAGCCGACCTGATTGATGGCGAGTACCTCGAAGAAGGCACTGTCAACGATAACCCGATCACACTGGTAACTGTTGGCACTAACGCCGGGCTTCGGTACGCGGTCGGTCCACACGGAGTGTCAGAGTGTGCCCTGGGTAACTGGATGAACAGCGGCGAAGAACTTGCCGAAACACGCGAATCCGCTTTAACCTCAGTCTAATTACCACCACTAACAGGGAGACAGAACGATGCTTTCTGATTTTCTCGTCTCGAAAGACAAGCCCGAAGTGACACACCTCCCAACCGGCTTAGTCTGGGAGTTCGAACGGACTCCCCAAGGCTATTGGGATGGTTTGGTAGTCAACATGGACAAGTGCCCAAAATGGCCGGCCGATCGACTGGCCAGGCTGTGCAGTCAGGCTGGAGAAGCCATGAAAAAGGAATGGAAACTATGAGTGAATCATGTGCGAATTGCAGGTTTTACAGAGGCGCAGTAGTCCGCTCCATCGATGAGTTTGAAGAGGTGAACGAATCAGGCCACCCACTCATGAAAGAGTACACCAGCGGCGACGCTGGGTTCAGTGGTTGCGACACTGCCAGTTTGTTCAGGGACAACAAAGAGAGTCTGAGCCAGAGAAGTAACGGGTGGCTGTTAGACACGAAAGAAGAAATACAGAAAGGACGGCTTGAGCTAGCGATACCGCTCAAATACTCGAAAGCTATGGGGGTATGCCGCCGCAATCCGCCAGCGATCGGAACGGTTATTGCTGAATCAGAATTCGATGGGGTTGGGGTTGCTTACAGCCTGTTCCCCGTCATAGGTGGTCATGAATGGTGTGGAGAATATCAACCCCAAAGAGTAGAGGTGGTAACCCCGTGAGTGACCCCGTCAAACGCGGCCGAGGTAGGCCATGTGTCGATAAAATGCAACGTCAACGCCGAGTGTACAAACTGACTAAAGCGGCGGGTCTTGCCGAGCGGTTCGCCTTTTCGATGTCGCCGCAGCTGCGGGCGGACATCCGTGACGTTGCTTCAAGCCGTGGTGTCAATGAGGCGGATGTGGTGCGCGAGTGGTGTGAAGCTGGTGTGAGGATGCACAGGAGCAATGTCGCTCCGATGGTTGATAAGTAACTCTAAAGCAGTGTGGAGTTGAGATGCCAGAATCAAAGACAAGCGGATACTGCAAGGACTGCGAAAAGAATATCACCCTTTACCGCAAGAGTGCAAACCACATTTTGCACCTGCTTATAAGTGTGTGCACGCTGGGACTGTGGTTGCCTGTTTGGTTCCTGTTGTCCTGGCGGTTTGGTGGCTGGAGTTGCACTGCCTGCGGCGGCAGGCGTACAGGCAGCCCACGCAAACTTGCAAGGTTATGATATAATCCAGTCTCACACAACTGGCGAAGGCCAGAGCGGAATTGTTGGTTGGTATGTTCACTGACTAACGGGACCGCAACCACGGAGCGCTCGGATCGGGGATCAACGTATTCGGGAAGTTAGAACACGCTTTCACTAGAAGGATGGCGTGTTTTATTTTATTTATGGGCACAAAAAAAAGCCGCCCCGTTTAGGGCAGCGTGATGAGGCTTGAACAACTTTCGGCCCGGTCCTCACGCACCGGTGAACCGCGTTGGTTACAGGTCCACCAGAGCTGACCGCTGGCGACCGATTGAGCAGTACATCCGCAGCCCTCAGACCCGACTTGCCGCCCATTGGCCGCCATCACCGGCTCGCCACGGTTGACGCATGATCTGCAGCTCTTGCCGACCACTTGTGACTGAGTGGTCAGAGCTGGCGTCAACTCCCACGGCAGCGGTTGATATGGGACGCAGACTGAAACCATCGCTTCGGTGGTGGCTGTGCCGCGAATTGGGCAGTGACCGGGATGTGTGCATTGGCAAATCATGGGCAAGTGCCTAGGTTTTTCGGTATGCAACAGGACAGCTCGACTGTCTCCGGCAAAATAAAATTGATCGGAACGCCGGCGTTCTGACAATTGTTACACATGACTATATTTGTCGGCTTTTTCGCTACGCAATTCGTCACCAAGTCTTTCATCTCGACATCCGTGATTGTCGATGTGATGATTCCCGCCCCGCCGCAATCCGAGGCCTGAATACCTGAAAGAATTCCCAGAGTAAACTTGCCGAACCCATCGCACGGGTTGCAAGGGTCGATGATTTCAGGCCCCCAAAAGCACTGGTCAGCGGTGTATGCCGGCAGGAATTGCAAGTCAACCGTCCACGGGGTGCTGCCGACATTCCCGCCGAAAAAGCAACTGATCGTGGAACAGAGTTGCACTGTATATTCTTTATCCCACATGTCGTATTCGTCCATTTGAAGGAAAGTGGACCCGCAAGAATAACCGCAAGTGGATGGTGCTGCACATGGCCTCGGGATCGTCTTGAATTTGAGCATTAAACATTTAACCGGAGTCATCCAAGAGGGGCAAGTGCAGACCAGAGACGACTGCGATGAAAAGCCAAGGAATCTAACACCCTTGCAACTTGTGGGCGTGTTGGCTGTCAGGTTTGCGCTCTCAGTAGAGTTGCCATAATAAGCGTTGTACAGCCGCCGAAACGCGGTTGCAGATCCTCCATTAAGCTCGGTGGCCCAATGGCCGAAATCTCGCATATCGAATTTCTTGACATACTTGTAATTGCAAACATCATAAGCGGCCCAAGCGTAAGGCGGGGCGCAAAAGTCAGTCCCGTTGGCGGTGAATGTCGGCGGTTTGGCAGGCACGCCGGGACAGTCTTTATAGTCTGCCCACGGGCCTAAGAGCATGATTATCGGATTGCTTTGGGTCTTGGTGTTTGTACCACCGCCGCCACCACCTTTAGACACAAGCAGTTGCCCTGTTCGCGGCTCGCGTCCTGCGCTGTAAACGGAGTTGATCGACAGATCACCGCCGCCGAACTCGTAGGCTGGATCGTAGGTATAGTTCCCCGATTCGGTCAAGTTGTTCCAACTACCTGTGGTGTCACGGTAAACGCGAATCCAAGAGTATTTCTTCGGGCTGGCGGTTTCATTTGCTGCCAGAACCCGAATATTTAGATTGTATTCGAGAGCCTGTTGCGGGCGGGCGTCTTTCATGATCGTGCGCAGGCTCCCCCTTGGTAGATTCCGAGCGTTCGTTTGACAGGTGCGGTTTTGAACGTGAAACCGAACTTCACTGAAGCCATATCACTGCTATTTACAGAGACATCAAAACTTGATATCAGAATCCAGCCCTCATAGGACCAAGTCCCGGCGGCAACGACCAAATACATTTTAGTACCTGCCCGCACGGGTACAGGGTCGGTCGTGTGCGTGCCATCGCTGGCCATCACGAACCCATCCACCGCACCGGTGATCGTGGCTGGACTTGCATAACTGTCCGTCCAGCCGTTGTAGGCTGTGGTTCCCACATTGGTGATTGAGGCTGATTCGGTGGACGTAATGCCGCCGTGCTCTACAATGAGCGGGTTCGCGTCTGTGGGTCCTGTGCCGACAGAGCACCAGGAGTAGTTGACCCGCGTGCCGGTGGTGGTCCGATAGCCGCGTCCGGTAAACGGGCGGTTGATGTTGGCCATAGGTGCCCTTTATGCTGAGATGACGACCGGTGGGGTGGGTGCGGTGCTGGCGACGCCGTAGTGAAACAGCACTGTTTTATAGTCTTGGTACTGATACGACCGATCGGCCCAGCCGTTAGTTGAACCCGTTGTGGCCACGCCGTTGACGATGACGGGGGCGCGTGTAGACCATGCCAACATTTCCGATGTAGCGCCCGGGTATTTCGCTCGGACACTCTGAGTTGGTCGCACATCCACAGGCGAATCAATCAAGTTCCAGTCCTGCGGTTTCGACTCGAAATTGTGCGTGATCTTGTAGCCTGGATAACCCAAGGGCGACATCGAATATTCAATGTCACTTCCAAGGTAGAGCAGCGTTCCGGCGGCCCAGATCGAAATATCCTTTCGATTTAAACTGCCCCTCATCTTGGTCATGTCTGACAGACTGACGAGCGTGGCGTCTACCCACGGGTATTCGATCCGAATCACATCCTTCGATTCGACCCTTGGCATTGGCTTGTTGAGAGGCGCAAAGGTGCCGCTGGCAAACGATGCACCGGCACCACCGGCAAGCCCATCGTTAGTGAACTTGGCGGCCACTGTGTTGGACTCACCGAACTCGACAAACTCACCTGAACCTTGCATCGTGACCCAGCAGCAATTCAGGCCCAAAGTGTTCTCTGGTTCCTGCATCCATTCAATCGAGATCTCCGCAAGGTCGGCATTCTGGAGGGTGTTCAAGCCGCTGTTTAAATCGGCGCTGGTCCCATCCCCATTGAGCACGTTGGGAGCGTAGGTGTCCAGTGGTTTAAACGACATCTTCTGAGCGGTCAATGCCGATAAAAGGCCCTGTTGGATTTTCGACTTGTACGTATAACTTGCCGATGGTCCACCAGTTTTGCGTGCCAAGAAACGCTCTTTAGAGTCGATCAAGGTTAAGGCGAGTTGCAAGTTTGCAGCCGTGTAAGGCGCAATCCATCGGCCCGAGTAAGTGACGGAATTGGCTTCGGCTGTGTAGCCGAAACCTTCGGTAACGGGTGTCCATCCAGCAAATATCATCGTCAGACTCCTGCCAGTTGGGGTTTCGGTTCGGGGCCAGGTACCTTTGTTGCAACATTGACGGCACCCGGCTTGCCTCCGTTTGGTGCGGTGTTGGCAGCGATCTGCTGTAGTGCAGCAGTTTGCTTTTTATCCTCACCACCGACATTATTTAATAGAGACGCAAACGATGTGCGTTGACCACCTTTCGATTCGGCGCCGGCAGCACCCGGCATGGTCTTGCCAGTCATTTCACCGAGTGCGCCTTGGCCCGTCGGCATGGTGAGTTGCAATGCAGCGGCCATTGCTGCCTTGTCAGCATCGCTTTTGGCCCTAGCATCAGCGATCTTGGCACCGGCCTCCTGATCCAGTTGCTCACGCCGCTGCCCAAGTGATTCGACGATCGCCGTCATGCCCTCGCCCAGGCTGATTCCCATTTGCTTGGCGATCCATCGAAACGGCTGGATCAGTAGGTCGATCCCCTGCGCGAGCCTGTAGGCAAGCTCCACACCCATGCGGTTAAAGACTCCGGAGAACCCGCCGAATCCGATCAACATGTCACCGATAAAACCGCCGATCACGCTGACAGCGCTGAGGAAGAATCGAGTGACTGACATCAACCCGTTTGCCAGCCCGACGATCGTGATTGCAATTCCGGCCGACATTTCGATGATTGTATTTCGCATCTTGTCAATCACGCCGGTGAAACCTTCCGGATTCATCGCACTCAGTGCTGCCAACACAACCGATTTCATATAGGCCAGAGCTTGCGTGACCGGCTGAATCGCCTGCCCGAATTGGGTCATCATCGTTTCGACCGAATTGGAGTTTGTCCGTTGCATGTTGGAGGTGGATAAACGGGTATTTGCGAAGTCGCCTTTAGCACGTGCGGTCTGTTGCATGATCCCCTGGGCGATTGCTTCGCCCATTGGCAAGCCGGTCTTTTTGAGCGACTCGGCATCCAAGAAAACTTTGTATTTCCGCATAATTTGAAACTCGCCAGCGAATGCCGATTGCAGATCCTCGCGAATCTTGGCCGGGTCAATGTTATCCTGGCTGGCGATATCACCCACGCGGGCTTCCAGTTGCTTGGCCATGTCGATCGCCTTGCCGGTCTCCATGCCCATGCCCCGCATGGCCATGGCAGAGCCGGTGATCGACTCCAGAATGCCCTGCATCTGGCCTTGTCCGCTGTCCTGCAGCTCGCGAGCGAACTTGACAGCATCGGCCGTAGCACCGCCCATCAAGACGCCCGTCTTGCTGAGCGTCTCGTTCAGGTCGGCACCACGGCTGGAAGATTCACCAATTGCCGATCCGATGCCACGCACGGCTGACCCTGCGGCATGGATTGCCATCATGGCGGCGGCAGCACCACCGCCCATGATGGCACCGGCCAGCAAGCCCTTGCCTCCACTGGAGACAGCACTGCCCATGCCCGAAAGCATGGACTTGGCTCTATCCAGACCGCGTCCCAAGGCAGTCGTGTCGGCACCAATATTGACAAACAGGTTTCCAACGGTCGCCATCAGTGCACCTCTTCCCAATTGTCCGGCACGGAGTCCATCACTTCGTTCAGCGTTTCGCGGCTCAACTGGCCTGTCAGGTCAGGCTTTTCGACCATCAGAACCATGATCTGCCAAGGCGTCAGCTCTAGAACATCCTGATAACGCATGTGACCCTCTAAGACCAGTCGCCTCATCAGATCGTGCCAGTTGACGCCTGAGAGGTGTTGCCTTTTGGGTCGTCTGCGCTCCGCCCGGTGATGGCGAACATCAGCAGTTTGATCAGAGCGGTTTGGTAAGGGATGGAGTCAACCAATGCCTTGACCTCATCTTGTGTGACGGTCTGGTTTCGCTTCAGTCCGTGATAAAGGACAGCTTGCTGAACCTCGCGAGAGCTGAACAGATAGGCTTGACCATCTTCACTTTCAGGAAGTGGTGGCCAGTAGGCGTATTGCCTCTTGGCTTCTTTCCAGATCTCTTTCGCTGTGGCCGGGGGTAAGTCGCGACACGCTTCCTTGGCGTCAGTCAGTGGATTAGGCACGACTCCACGCATCACGTTGCCGATTTCAGCACGGTCGCCAGCGGTCAGCTCGGATAAGATCCAACTCCGGCTGTTAAGCCGGAACTGGAATTTGCGAGCGATCAGGTCATCAATATCAAATACCATTTGTTCCCTTTTTTTAGACGCAAGTTACAACAGAGATGACGCGGGTACGGGGATCACCGTTGTTTTTCAAGCTAATATCGAGCGTCACGAAGTCCGCCGCATCAAGCGACGCCTTCAATGATTCGACAATAAATTCGCCCTCGTAATTGACGGCACCGGCAACCAAGTTGCAGTTGATGTAATCACCCACAATAAATGGCAGAACCGTGCCTGTCAGATTGCCTGTCCCGCCGCTTGCAGATGCAAAGGCGTTGACCTCAATGCTCACATCGGCAGAGCCAGCGGCACGGATTTTACCCACGCAATTGACATTGGCTTCGGCAACCGAAATGTTGTCGTCAAGTGAGCCTGATTTGGCGATCAGATTGATGGCCGCCGTGGTGTTCGCCAGCCCTGTGGTGAGCAGTGGAGTGAGCGTAATGGATCCGTTCCGGAATGTAACCGGTTTGCCTTTCATGGCCATGTCTAACCTCTTTCAATTGTCGAAGATTTCGACCTTCATTGTGAATTCGAATACCCAAACGTCCAACTGTCCGACCTTTGCGGGGCGTGCCAGGCTATCCGGTTCAATCTGAACCGAGGTAATCTTGTCACCCGCCAGAGTGTCCATTTTCTCGATTGCCGACTCGCCAATTGACCAGGTTGATTCAGCTGATGTGGTCAAGATAGAGATTCGGTAGTTGTGCGAATCCATATGCGAGTTAGCCGAAAGCGGAGTTCGCGAGAAGCCGGTTGCTTCCATCACCGCCAAGGGTGGAACAAGCGGATCGGGTGCATATTCCAGCCATAAACTGGGCAATCCTGTCTGAGCGGCCCAGTGCGATTGGATAGCCAGCGGAACGTTGTAGCTCATGAGGCCACCACCGGCACAGGCGTGCGGCAGATCACAGTCAGAGCCGTGTTGTGGCCCAGTCCAGCGGCCTCGGATGATGTGGAGACTTGACCGGTGGCTTCACGGCCTGATGCGGTCAGCACCTTGACCCAATGACTAGCGGTCAACGGCCATGATCCGGCCAAGTAGACGGAAAATACCTGGGCCTCACCTTCGATCGGCGGCCCATCTCGCTGGATGGACTTAAAATCGACTCGGCATTTTGGCGTGCCGATCACGGTCAGGGTCTGCACCGGTTGGCCCATGGAACCTTTGGCGTTGGCTTCCAGGTAGATCGTGGCACAGGAGTTTAACAGTCGTTCCGGCAGTGGCATTTTTCCCTCTTTCGGTTTATGTCGATGCCTTCAGGATGGCTTGGTCGAAACGGTCCATGATTCCCGCTTGCTGCGACTCGACAGCAGGCCGCATGTACGGGCGGGGTGCAAGATTAAGCATTCCCTTGCCGCCAAGTTCTTGGATGCGAGCGTATTTCAGGCCGCTTTTAGGCCCAACTTTGGCATGCAGCCCGCCGCGTGATGGCTCAATCACAATTTGTTGAAGGTTACCGGTCTGTTTGTGCGGAGGTGTGCCCGGCTGTGAAGCGGATACCCAACGGTTCAGTGGTGAGTCGTACCAGTAGATTCGACTTGCCCCGCCGTGTTCACCGCCGAATCGCATTGTTTTTTTACGACCCTTCACTGTTTTCAACTTCTGAATTGTTTTCAGTCCGTTTGAAAACGTCAGAGCGTTTTTCTGGGTTGCATTTAGCCCTTTGAAAGCCTTGCCTGTCTGTTTATTCAGGCTCTTTGTGGCCGCTTTTCCTGTCACGTTCAACAACCTGACAGCCGCGTTTCGGACCTTGCCTGCCGAGATGCGGATTGCCTTTGATATTTCTTTGTGGAGGCGAGCCTTGTACGCTTCGCCCTCCCACTCCAGATAGAAATTACGGCTAATCATCCCATCACCACATTTCGATAAGGCTGCAATAGCTGCGTCACAAGTGCGGGCAAGACGCTTCCCGTGTTCAAGATCTGATACATTGCGGAGTAATCGCCGATGCGCTCCATCTGAAGTGGTGCCGGATTCTGGCCATTGTTTTTCAAATGAACCGCCGTCAATGCGATCGCCAATTTGACATCGGCTGTCAGGTCCGCAGGTAAAAAGGAGCGGGCACAATATTGGTCGATCAATGACGATGCCGCGGACAGGTAGGCCACGGCAGCGGCAGCGGTCCAGGTGCCGATCACATCGGTGTAGGTTGTTGCTTCAGATTGCGAGATGTAAGCGGCCATGATTTGCCTCAAAATGTAAATGAAACCCGGCGGGCAGGGAAGGACCCGCCGGGTTGACTACCAAACCGACAAACCAAAATCAGACGGCTTCGTGAACGATCTGGAAAGCCTTTGGATCACGCACAGCACCGCCAAAACGGTACGAGAACGAAACCCGAATTCGGTTCTTATAAGCCATCGAAATATCATCGACCAGAACCGTAAAGCCCTGACGCAGCAAGAGGAAATACTCGCTGAAATTTCCGACGATAATTGACTTCGGCGAGCTCGTCCCAGAGATTGGAACGAATTCGTTGAAGTACACAGGAGAACCAAGGACGTCCGGCTGTGGAGCCTGCGTGTATCCAGCCAAACTGTTTGGCAGGAACAATGGGCGGCCAGTGGTATCCAAGAGTTGCAACAGCTTGCCGTGAGTGCCGCGAGCCATCACCCATGACAGGTTGGGGCTGTATTGTTGGCGAAACGCGTAGTAAGCGTCCGTGATCTTCGGACCTGTTAGCGTGTTCGCCACGCCGGTCTTGGTGATGCCAATGCTGGTGTTGGTCAGGATCCCCTCGGCCTGAATTGAGCCGGTGAGACCGTTGATGATTTCATCGTCCAGTACAGCGGCGAAGGCTTTTGACGCCTCGCCTTGGAGATAACTGGACAGACCCGGCGCGTCTTGAAAAAAGTCACGCGAGACATCCGCAAACATCGAGCCGGTATTTGCATTAATCACCATTTGGCCAAACGGCCCGGTGTCCTTCTGATTCGCGGTTCCGTTCGGGCTTTCACCTTTCGTTGGGCGGAATGTGGTGCCATAACGTGTGTCAGTGTTGACATCGTTATTTTTAGGGATCGTCACCGAACTGACGTTCGTGCTAAGGGTTTGGCAGATTCGCGGCATCACGGGCTGGACAGTCCGAGGCGTGATGATGTCAAAGCGAAAGTCAGGGGCCACGGCATTCGATCCGAGGCTGGTCGACGCGAGGTACATGTCCTTGCGAAACGGGGCGAAGATCTCGTTTGGCGACAAGGTTCTATCGCCACCCTTGCCGTATCGTTCAAGGACATCGCGATGATTGCGGCTCTTGACATCTTCCAGCTTGCCACGCGCACCCAAGAACGACTCGAAGGCTTTGTGGTAGTCGTAACTGCCCATCACCTCGGCCTCTGAGAGTGTGGCAAGCTCGCCACCCGAAACGACCTGGCCAGACTGGCGGTCAAGTACAGCGGCCTTACTTGTGGCCTGTGGGCGTTGAGGTTGTTGCGAATACTTTTCAACCATTGCGTTTGCATTTTCGAGCGCCTTGACCAGTTGATATTGCCCGTCACAGGCTTCAAGCTGGTCGATAGTCGATTGCAATTCACCAGACTTTTCGGAGCGGATTTCGTCCGAGCCGGCGATCATTTCATCTCGCAGTGATTTGACTTTGTTGGCCAAAACAAGGCGATCTTCGGCGATTGTGGCCGCCGAACGGATTTCAGAAGCAGATGCAATACTCATAGCAGGACCTTTCGTTTACCGCTTGGCGGCGGTCAGGATCGAATCAGCCAATTCAGCCCGTTGGAACAGTTCCAACAGGCGATCGGCATCCACCACCGGGGTCGGTGTTTCAAGTGATTTCACCGTGAGGATTCCAGCGTCTTTATTGGCTGGGATCGGCACAAATGAAACTTCGAGGATTTCATTGACCTCGGAAATCAAATTAGCTCCACTCTTGGCAAGTTGCTTTTGCGTGCCTGTGGGCTTGTAGTTGTAGCGGTTCCAGATTTCGAGCACGTCCGCTTCCTTGATCTTGCGAGATGCGGCCCGAAATGAAATTGACATTTTATTGACGGCTTTTTCTTTCAGCAGTTGTCGTATCCGCTGGCCTGTTTCTGTGGCTGAAAATGAGCCATCAACCAGCAGTCCATTGCGGTCCTCGCGTGCATCACGCATGGTGGCAGCTACGGACATCGTCTTATTGATGTGGTCGGCAAGTATCACCCCGCCATCGTCCAGAAACTCTGGCAGGGCCTTGTTGTAGGCACCCGGCAGGATCATGTCACCTTGCCGGTCAATGTTGAGAAACCGACTGGCATAGGCTGTAAAGCCCCCTGAATCAGACTCTGACAAGCCTGATTCGATTGCTTTTGTCATCAGATCCATGTATCAGGACTCCAGAATTCTGCCAGTTTTTGTGAACGACTTGGCGTTGCCGATTGCAACCGATAAATAACCGCCTTGATCCGCTGTTTCGTAGTCCGCTTCGGATGGTCTCAGGTAGCCGTTTTCACCGGGTCTGGCAGGCGGTTTGAGAGTCTTGGGCATTTCATCATCGAACACCTCTAACAGACTGCACCGGCAACCGGGATGGAAAGGCGGGAATTTCAAGTCCTTGTAGGTCTTGTTGTTGCCGTTCGTTCCAAATGTCCCGCCCTTGGGGATAATCGGACACAGCCGGAATATCATGTGACACATGGGGCAGGCATCACCCGAGACGAGCAACTCCCAACCGGCCACGAAATCAAGGCTTTCGGCGGCTTTAACCAGTCCGGTGTTATAGGCCCGTGCTGATTCCGTGATTGCAATTCGGCGGGCACGCCAGCGGGCGTTGTCCTTGACCCAAGTGCTGATTCGGTTGGTTAGTTCACCAGCCGTTTCACCGGATTCGATAGATGCTGCGATATCCAGCCGCATGCCTTCCAACGTGCGGAGCGTGTCGTTGGTGAATTGCTCAATCGTTTCGTTGCACAGGTCCAGCACAGCCTCGCGAGCGGCTTGAAGCACCTCTGGAGCACGGACTAGCCATTGATCGGCATCCTGTTGGTCCAGCGACACCAACAACGACCGGCCTGACTGGTCGATCCATGCCTCAATCACTGGAATAAATTGACCAGCCATATCCAATGGTGCGGTGAACGGGTCGGCTTCCTTTTTTCGATCGTAGATGGCAAGCCACGGTTTTGCCACGTTGTTGCCCAGCTCCGTGAGGATCCGGCGGGCAATACGCTCCAACTCCGTGCCGCTTGGCATGGCATTGAGCCGACTTCGGGGTGTTTTGCGTTTCATTTAATTTAGTGCAGGTGCCGTGTCAGGCGTGATCGTTGCAATTGCCGAGACGGAATAGGCGTCGAAACCCCATCCTTGAATATTCTTTTCGCACAACCACGCACGCCCAT